CCTTTTTTCCCCGTGCTTTTAATAGTCGTAACTGTCTACAACGTGACCACCTGATTTAAGACGAACTGTACCCCCATCCTTTTTTCCTGTAGTCTCTCTCTTAATTTTCTCTGAACGTTTTGTTGTCGGTTTCCGTACACTAGATTTAGGAGCAACCCCTTTCTTCGTATCTGGGCTATACATACCAAACGAGTGGTCCGTACCCGCTATCGTTTTATCCTTCACTCTATGTTTTACCGGAACTTTCCTCATTCTTGGTAACGTTCGCCCCTTTCTCGGTTTCAGTACTCCTCTTACAAAACCTGCTTTATCGGTTTCTCTTACTGCCATAATCTTAATGTACTCCTAATTTAGTGTACGACGTGGTTGGCGCGTCGGACCCTCGTTTAAACTGTACAGATCCAAGAGAATTGTAAACGTCAAAAAGAGCGTTGGCTGCTACAACAAGCGTGTCCCGTACGTCGTCAAGATCTGGATCAGGATTCTTGAAGACCGGATGAGAACACACGTGACTGTGCCAGTTCTCAATTGTAAACTCCACCCTGTCCATAGCTTGATGATATCCCATCGAACCGGGTGCGTAGTTTAATTCATTATACGGTATTCCTCCCGCAAACGACAAACGACGTGCGTCCTTTTTTTTCCGGCTTTTCGGATTTTCGTTTGTGTCTATGAAATCGGTAAATTCTGAACTATTCATTACCTTTGTCCCTTTTTCCGCCTTCAATAACCTTGAGTCCCGCAATCTCCGCAAGACGCTGTATGTCCTTTTGCACGTCTTCCTTTTCGTCACTGTCGCCAAGCGCACCCATTTTGATACGTTGTTCGGACCTGTCCACAAACATGCCAAGATGCTTTGCCACATTTTCAACAGAACGGTTGGCATTGGTGTAATCTCCGTTTGACAGGGAGTGCTGGTAAACTTCGTCCAGACGCTGAAGCACGTGATCCGCACTCCACGCCATACGATCCAGCGCCACTTCACGAAGGTCGTTTATTCGTTGTTCTATCTTTGGTTTTTTAAGAAGGGTGCTGGCACGGCGGCGGGTGTCGGAATGATTTCTTCCGGGCGCATATCCTGCTGCCTTGTAAGCCGTAAGGCTGTCACCCGTAGCAATGTACTCCATACAGAACTTCTCCTGTTTAGGAGACATTCCCGCTATGAAGTTACCCGGTTTGAAATTGGGAGCCTTTTCCGCACGTTCCAGCATTTCATCTTTATTATAATTCTTTCTTTCAATACGCGCAAGCCGGACCTTTTTCCGACGATCCGCTTCACGCCGCATTTCAACAAGATCCTGTCCCGCCGAATTTTTTTCCCGCCCTTTTGAAGTAACACTAATAAGGGAGTGAAGCTCTTCGGTTGTCAGCTTTCCGTAGATTATGTGAGGTTTTGGATCTGAAGGTGGGTGTACCATATGGTACTAACAGTAACAGGTAGGAACTAAAATAACAAAAATAAAAAAATTAAAAACTAAATACGTACCTTCTTCTGTATGGACCTTATTGTATCAGTAAGGTTTAAATGTGTCAACCCTTGTACACCAAGCCGACAAAATGTTTGACTTTATTTTTATTTTGTGTTCTATACGTTAGAAGTAATGCAGAAAACAGCGTTGATCACAGGAGTAACCGGACAGGATGGTGCGTATCTGGCGGAACTTCTTTTAAAAACACAGTACAAGGTTTACGGGTTGGTGCGAAGAAGCAGCACTCCAAACCGAAAGAACATCCGTCACTTTATAGATCACAAGAATTTTATTCCTTTTTACGGTGACCTGACGGACATCAACAGCATCCTTTCCGTTTTACGGGACGTAAAGCCCCACGAAATCTACAATCTTGGCGCACAGTCGGACGTAAAGATTTCCTTTGACACTCCTGTAAGTACGGGAGACATCAACGGTCTTGGAACCATGCGTCTTCTGGATTCCATCCGTACCCTGAATCTTGATCTGGACACAAAGCTTTATCAGGCCAGCACAAGCGAACTGTTTGGAAAGGTACAGGAAACACCACAAACAGAAATAACCCCGTTTTACCCCCGTAGTCCGTACGGCGTTTCCAAACTGTACGCTTACTGGGCAGTCCGAAACTACCGGGAAGCGTACGGTATGTTCGGGTGCAACGGTATCCTGTTCAACCACGAAAGTCCGTTGCGGGGAGAAAACTTTGTTACACGAAAGATAACCAAAGCCGTAGCAGACATGTACGCACGGGACCGAAAAGAACCCATTGAACTTGGAAACATGGACGCCAAACGTGATTGGGGTCACGCAAAGGATTACGTAAAAGGAATGTGGCAGATGATGCAGGAAAAAGAACCTGACGACTACATACTTGCTACCGGGGAAACACATTCAATTCGGGATCTGGTGGAAACAGCATTCAAGTATATAGGAGAGACTGTTCTGTGGGGAGGAACAGAAAAACACGAACAGGGGTACAACAGCAGGGGAGATCTTGTTGTAAAGGTCAATCCCGACTTTTATCGCCCAGCCGAAGTGGACATTCTTTGTGGAGATCCGTCAAAAGCAGAAAAGAAGTTTGGGTGGGAAAGGTTGTACACTTTTGAAAACCTTATTTCAGAAATGGTGGAAGAAGACATTGCATCCGTTTACAAGAACAACCAAGTGTAAAATTCCATTTTTTTTAAATTTAAGGCAGAAGCCATTCCTATTTAATAACACGGGGTGTGTTTCTTTCCCCCCCTCCCCCCAATAACACCTTTGATTGCCGACGCCGTTTGAAAAGCATGGTAAAAAAAAACCCCCGTCGAAACGGGGGCCAAGTTTACAGGGGGAGAAACCTACATTAAAGCGGTAAACCTTTGCGAAAGTTCTTTATCGCTTCACCTTGTTCGTCGTGATTTCGGGCGTAGTCTTCGGTCCAGCTAATGTCACCGTAGACTAAACGTGCGTCTTCCATCACGCTGTCAATGTACATGTCCCCATACTCCCACCTATTGTGGGTTAAAGGTGACTTGGCAGCAACGTACCATGTCGCGACGTTCTCGCCGTCTTTAGTAGTGTACGTCCTTTCGTTCTTCGGCTGTCTGTACGTTTTAAGAACACGGAACTCGAATTGACCGCTTACATAAATGGCGTAAGGATTATCTACCTCACGCATCCTGTTGTATAAAGTTACAGGCATTCTTATTTCTCCTATCTGTTGTGGCGTTATTGCCAACACCTTTGTATCACGTTGTGTAAGTAAGTGTACTCTTTTGTTTTAAAGTAGTTTATGACGAGCTTGCGAGCCGACGCGAGGTCGGTCCTGTTCACCATTTGGTGACAGTTGGAGGAGAAAGGAGGGAGTGACGCCTTTCTCGCCACTCCCAGTAGCTGGTGGACTAACTTATTCTTTGGCTTCTTCGTCTGAAGCAAACGGATTGAAGGTTTTACCGGATGAACCTTTTGGAAGTTTGCATTCTGCGTATCCAATTACGACACTTCCGGTGGCTTCGTTAACCTTAAATGAGAACTTAAACCCGTAGCCGTCTTTGACGTTCGCGACTTGTGGGTGATCGGTAAGAATGGCTTTACATTCTCTTTTAAGCATTACTTCCGCTTGTCCGTACGCTTTTAATGTTGCGGCCAATTCTTGCGGAAAATCCTTCGTTTCCAAGTCTATCCAATCCGGCTTTTCTTGGTTTTCTCTTGCGGCCATGAGTGGCCTCCTTTCTCTTGGTTAAGGCATATTTGCCAAGACCTTTGTATCATTTTATATAATTACTTCAATAACTTGTTTCACATGAAACCTTTCTTGTGCGAGCTTGCGAGCCGACGCGAGGTCGGTCCTGTTCACCATTTGATGTCAGCTTATCAGATCGTAAGAGAAAGGGCGGGACCGCCGCCTTTCTCGACGGTCCCAAGTTTGTGATTGGATGCTAGTCTTGATCTTCCCCTTCATCCGCGAACGGGTTGAAAGTTTTGCCGGATGAGCCTTTTGGAAGTTTGCACTCTGCATATCCAATTACGACACTTCCGGTGGCTTCGTTCACCTTAAATGAAAACTTAAAGCCGTAGCCATCTTTAACGTTTGCTACTTTCGGATGATCCGTGAGAATGGCTTTACATTCTCTTTTAAGCATCACCTCAGCTTGACCGTAAGCTTTTAAAGTTGCAGCCAAGTCTTGCGGGAAATCCTTAGTTTCTAAGTCAACCCAATCAGGTTTTTCTTGGTTTTCTCTTATTGCCATGAGTGGCGTCCTTTCTCTTTATTAAGGCATAATTGCCAAGACCTTTGTATCATTTTATATAATTACTTCAATAACTTGTTTCACATGAAACCTTTACCATCTCTGATCTCTGATCTGAGCCGACGCGCCAGTTGTGTTATTTGTGCCACTCTATCTGTGCCTTTTTTGCACCTGACAGTGTCATTTAGGACACAATATGCAGTGTTTACAGTGTGTTAGTAACAGTATAGGCACCTACACGATGATGTTTCAGTGTGCCTGTACCGACACTGAACCTGAACTGGTTCTGGTTTGGCCCCGATGGTTATGTAAAATTCTGTTTGTTCTCTTTTCCCCTGTAAAAAGTACCAAATCCCCCAGTATGGCCCTCTAAACACTGTCCATTCACTATAAGGTTCTAAATGCCACTTTGATTAAACTATTTGGAATCAACTGTTTGTTGCAAAAATACCACAAAGATAAAAAAAAGGTGTTTTACACTGCAAAAACAGATTTTTGTTGACGATTCCGGCGACATCCGCTAGCGTTCGGATCGTTATGAACCAACCAAAACAGAGGAGCAACAGTGACAACATGGATTACTTTGAAACGTTACGGAACAATCGTCGTATGGACCAACTTGAACAAATGATGGATTGGTACAGTGTACAAGCTAACGACTGTCTGGAAGATCGGAACGGGTCTGACGACGACGGGTACGCTTACAACATGGGACAGTGGTCTAAACTTAACAAAGAGTACAAACATCTGGATGCCCAAACTAATTGGGGTGTTCTGGAAAACATGCTGGAAGGAATTGAATAAGATGCTTGATACTTATGAATTAAGAGACAGTATCCTTATGCTTAAACGTAAGCTGGAGGATATGGAAATGGAATTACAGAATCTCAAACGGCACCAATCAATAACAATAGAAGCACTTAACAACCTGAAAGATCAGGTAAACTCTGAAAAGGGGCATCAGTCACATTATGATTATACAGAGAACTAACACCACTTCAAACGTCACAATAATTGAACGTGTACCTAACGGTGCAGGGTTTTTGTGGTTCTTGGACGGATACTTTTACAGAACCTTGAAAGCAGCAAAGGAAGCGTCAAGTCTTTCACCTGCCATTTTTAATTTGTTTGGTGCAGATACAGAGGGAGTAGTTAAAAACCCTCGCAACATAGACCGCACTGTCTGGTTTCCCATTTCAGTACAAGACGGTACTTTTTACAAAACCACGTCGAGCCATGATGGATTGGTA